ATCACGACCTGGGGGGTGTTTAGGCCCTCTGATGGTGAGGGTGAGGCGCTTATTTTGCTGGATGCGCAGAAGGGTCGGTGGGATTTCCCTGAGTTGAAGACGGTTGCACAGGAGCAGTACAACGAATTTGAGCCAGATATGGTTTTGATTGAGGCTCAGGCGAGTGGTACGCCGTTGACGCACGAGTTGAGGGCGATGGGCATCCCTGTTGTGAACTACAGGCCGTCAAGGGGTAATGACAAGATGACTCGTGTTCATGCGGTGAGTCCTGTGTTTGAGGCAGGGATGGTGTGGGCACCTGATCATGTGTTTGCGGATGAGGTGATTGAGGAATGTGCAGCATTTCCGTTTGCGCCGCATGATGATTATGTAGACACGACCACTCAGGCGATATTAAGATTCAGGCAAGGTAACTTCATTAATCTTTATTCTGACGAGGAGGAAGAGGAAGTTTACCGAGCGAAGCGCGCATATTATTGAGGAAATCCCCTATGGCTACTAGAAACAGGATGAGAGGGCAACAAGCAAATCAGCCCTTTGATAAAGAAGAATCTTTTTTAGGCGGCGTGATCAAGAAGAGAACTAGAAAGCCTAAAGCGAACACCAGAGGCGCTGTAGGTAATTTGGCTGCAGCTGGGTCTGAAAAGGCTAGAAGGGAAGTTAAAAAAGACAGAGACACCAAAAGGTTTGAGAAAGACGCGAAAGACCTTGCCGCGGCCAACATTAGGTTAAACAAGGCTGAAAAAAATAAGCGCGTTAAGTCTAAGGATGGAAAATCAGATCGGCCTTCTGAAGCATCCATGCGCGACTCTAGGAACCAGCGATTGGCTTTATTGAAAGCAGACACCGAAGCTGCAAATAAGCCGCCCAAGAAGAAAACGCCGCCAAAGGTAAAGATGGATGTGACTCCGCCGAAGCCTAAGCCAAAAGTTACGCCCAAGCCTGTTCCGCGTGTTTATGCGCGACCGCCTGGTGTAGGCAGCAGAATTAAGACGGCTCTTCTTGGCAAAGACCAGAAGTTTGGCGGTGATCGCGGGCTGATTGATTTTCTTCCAGGCAAGTCGCGTAAGAAGAAATCTGCTACTTCTACCGCTAAATCTGCCGCAAAGTCAGGTGCGTCTAAGACTGCTACTACCTCAAGAGCGAACGTGACGGGCAAGGATAAGAAAGATGGTTCAATGCGCAGAAATGTTGGCAAGGGCGATAGCTTGCGCGCCAATGTAACTAAAGAGCAGTTACAGCGTTTGAATCTTCCAGTTAACAATGCGGGTCTGAAGAAGTACTTAGACTTCATGGACAAGAACAACCGCCGTCCTACTAAGGCGGACAAGCTTACGCTTAACAAAAACATGGGAGGAATGGCGATGAAATCTAAGATGGCTTCTAAAGGCGGTTCCCGTGGCGGCAAGAAGAAGATGCCCGGTGGCATGAAGAATGGTGGCATGGCCTCTAAGGGTGGTGCACGCGGTGGCAAGAAGTTCCCTGATCTGACGGGTGACGGCCAAGTCACACAGGCGGATATCCTGAAGGGTCGTGGCGTCACCAAGAAGAGAAATGGCGGCATGATGAAGTCTAAGATGGCTTCAAAAGGTGGTGCTAAGGGTGGTCGCATGCCAGGCGGAATGAAGAATGGTGGCATGGCCAAGAAGGGTTACTCCAAGGGTGGTGCGGTTCGCAGAGGCAAGCCACGCGGTGTAGGTGCTGCTAAGCGTGGATTCGGGAAGGCGATGCGCTAAATGGGTATTGAGAGCCTTCTTCCAGAAGGTTATCCCACGGAAGAAGACCGAGCCGCCTCTGAGGCCATGCTTGATGTTGAGTTCCAGATGGAGAACCAAGCCCGTCTTCCTGAAGACATGAGATATGGAGGTCTATATGGCCTCCTTTCTTATCTTGGGGCGATGGGTCAGGGCGATGATGCGGAAGCGGACATAAGATCTATGGGCATGGCCGAGCCTGGGGAAACACAACAATACGCTGGTGCTCTTGGCGAATACTATCCTCCTAATGCGACAAAATTAGATGTTGCTGATTACTTAAACACTCTTGGTGATCGCTCTCTTGATTACTACGGAGGCATGCCGCCTGAACCTGATCAGGTTCGGTTTTTTCAGTCTACTGATCCTTACACGCGAGAAGAAGCTGGGGAGCGAATGAGAAGGTCTGGCCCTGGTGGGATTGGCGGCATCGATGATGTGCCTAAGTATATTGCTCATGAGTTGATTCATAGAGCGGCTAATTTGCCTTTCTTGAAAGACCTTCTAGGCACATTAGATCCAGACTCTGAAGAGTATAAAGATCTGGACAAGCTGATTCGCAATGATCACTATTACATAAAGGCTTTAGATCGCAAATACGGCACGACTCCAAGCGACAAGCGCGATATACGAATTTACGGTGACCAAGGCACATACGATACTCAAAAAAAGCTTCGTGAGTTAAGGGGTGTGCAAGACACGATAAGGACGTATTTAACGCCAGAACGTCAAAAAGAATTAGGTATAAGATTGCCAATCCCAGCTGCCGAGCCGAAAAGTGAGGTGCGCAGAACAATTGAACGAGCGATTGATTACGCAAAAGACATTTTTTAAAAGGAACTACTTTGCCCTATCTACAAAGCAACATCCCGCATTTCAAGGCGTGGGTGAGAAGGGAATATACTGTTAACCACGAGCGATACCATGGTGAGTTTTTACACGCCATGGTCATTGCTGTTACTACCATGCCCACGAGGTGCTTGAGTTTTCAGGTGATCTTTACGGGTTGCGAATCGGATGATGATGAGGAAGAACCAAACGTCCACGGCGGAGCCATGTGGGCGCGTATGCCAATCACCGCCCTTGTTGCGGACACCCCCTTGGAAGAATGGCCAGACCCTATGGCGGTACATCATGCCCAGCCTTGGGACTGTTCTAGTCACCACCATGCTGTATATGTTCTAGATCGTGCAACGCCATGCCCTTGGCTGGCGAAGATCGATGGCGAGTTTTATCCTGCGAAGTATTTGTTCACTGTGGATTATGCAGAGAACGAGATTGCGGATGATCCTGCGCAGCACAAGCAGAGTCATGTGATGGAGTTGTTAGACGCTGGTGAGTGGACGGGAAATATTGTAGCCTTGCCCAACAACAGGGTGAGGGTAACGCATCCTGCGTGGTTTGAGACAGGGGAGGGTGCACCTGATTTTCGTCCTTCTCAGCATATACATTACAGCAAGTCCGATTTAGATTACGTTCTGGATACACGACAGATCTTTGATAATTTGTATTCAGACATAGAATCTGACAGAGAGTAGCCCATGGCAATTGAGCGCGGCGTAGATGATGTTGATATAGATGAGTTGGGCATTGAGGACAACTCAAAAGAAATACTTGTAGGTTCTGCGTCTGAAGAAGACCTTATGTTTGATGACGTTGAGGATGGTGATGAAGTCATTCTTGATGACGGCACCATGGTCTTTGGTATGGATGACATGGCAGATGATATGCCTGTTGCGTTTGATGCCAACCTTGCGGAGGAGATGGATTCGCAGGAATTAGGTCGCATATACAGCGACTGCATGGGCGATATTAAGGATGACAAGTCTTCTCGCAAAGAGTGGGAAGACCAGTACAAGGAAGGACTTGAGTTCCTTGGGATGAAGTTTGAAGACCGCACAGAGCCATTTGATGGTGCTTCTGGCGTTGTTCACCCTCTTCTCGCGGAATCGGTCACACAGTTTCAGGCTCAAGCATACAAAGAGATGTTGCCATCTGGCGGGCCTGTTAAGACACAGACTGTAGGTTTTGGTACCCCTGAGACTGATCTACAGGCTGCGCGTGTTCAGGAGTACATGAACTTCATGATTACGCAGGAGATGAAAGAGTATGATCCTGAAACGGATCAGCTGTTGTTTTATCTTCCGCTGTCAGGCAGTGCGTTTCGTAAGGTGCACTTTGACCCAGCCGTAGGTCGCCCTGTTTCTCGTTTTATCCCGTCTGAGAAGCTGATTGTGCCTTATGGCACCACCAGTTTGGACAATGCACCGCGTATCACGCATGCGATTGATATGTCGATGAACGATGTGCGCAAGCTTCAGCAGTCTGGTTTTTATCGCAAGACCAAGATGAAAGATGCGACGGACTACGTTGATACAGATGAGATTGAAGAAGAGATAGATGAGCTTCAGGGCGTGAAGCCATCAGGCAGTTCAAACGATGAGTGCGAACTGTTTGAGATGCACGTTGATCTAGACATCCCTGGCTATGAGGATGTTGATGCACAGGGTGAAGAGACAGGCATCAAGCTACCGTACATTGTTACTTTATCACCCACTCAGAACACTATTCTGTCGATTCGCAGGAACTATCAGCAGAATGACCCGATGCGTAAGCGCATTGATTACTTTGTGCATTACAAGTTTTTACCCGGTGTTGGGTTCTATGGCTTTGGATTGACCCACATGATTGGTGGGTTGTCGAAAGCATCGACTTCTATCCTGCGTCAGTTGATTGATGCGGGCACACTTGCAAATCTACCTGCTGGTTTCAAAGCTCGTGGCATACGGATTCGTGATAACGACACGCCGTTGCAGCCCGGTGAGTTCAGAGACATGGACGCACCTGGGGGTTCACTCCGCGATGCGTTGATGCCTTTACCGTTCAAAGAGCCAAGTGGCACGCTGCTTTCGTTGCTGGGTATGCTTGTTGATGCAGGCAAGCGGTTTGCGTCGATTGCAGATATGCAGGTCGGCGATGGTAATCAGGAAGCGCCTGTCGGCACGACGATTGCGCTTTTGGAGCGTGGCAGTCGTGTGATGAGCGCGATACACAAGCGGTTGCACTACAGCCAGCGTGTTGAGTTCAACCTGCTTGCAAGAGTGGTGAAAGAGTCACCGCTCAAGACATACCCCTATATGATTGCAAATGGTCAGCAGCAGTTGATGGCAACTGACTTTGATGACCGCATCGACATCGTTCCTGTATCTGATCCGAATATCTTCTCTATGAGCCAGCGTGTGATGCTTGCTCAAGAGATGATGCAGATGGTTCAGTCGAACCCGCAGATTCATGGGCCACAAGGGATCTATAACGCATATCGTCGTATGTACGAAGCGATGGGTGTACAGCAGATTGAGCAGTTATTGCCTCCGCCACCGCAGCCACAGCCTATGTCGCCTGGGATGGAGAACGCTGGGTTCTTGCAAGGTCAACCTGCGCAGGCGTTTGAAGATCAAGACCATGACGCGCACATCGCTGCTCACATTTCTTTGTTGAGATCGCCGATTATACAGAACGTGCCACAAGGTCAGATGCAGGCTGCTGCGATGATTCAAGCGCATATCTATCAGCATATAGACTTCAAGGCGCGTGAGATGGCGCAACAAGACCCGCAGATCATGCAGATGAACCAGCAAATGCAGATGATGCAACAGCAGGCTCAGATGGATCCTATGATGCAGCAGCAGTTGCAGGCCATGCAGCAGCAGATGATGCCGATCATGGAAGACAAAGTCGCCACCATTACGACGCAGTTGCTTGAGCAGTATGGCCCTGCGATGTCCGCACAAACAGAAGAAGATCCTTTGGTCGAGTTGCGTGATCGTGAGCTTGATATCAAAGAAGCGGATATGGAAAGAAAGGCGCGTGAAGCCCAACAACGCATCAGTATTGAGCAAGAGCGTGTTGATAATAATAAAGAATTAGCCGAAGATCGCATGGATCTTCAGTCTGAAACGGCTGAGATGAAAGATCAGATCGCCAGAGAGCGCATTAATGTTCAGCGTTCTGCCCAGATGGCGAAAACGGCTGAGAACGTAGCCAAGAATTTCTTCGGAAATTAGGAGGACAAATGAGTTCAGTACGACAAAAGATGGCAGCGGTTCAGAAGGCGCAGAACAAAGCGGCAGAACAAGCCCGCCTTGGTGTTGAAAAAGTTACTGCAGTTACTGCTGAAATGCTTGATGACATAATAAATAAATTGAGCAAAGAAGAAGTTGAAGTAAAGGTCGAGGCTGAAGTTAAAGCCGAAGTTGCAGTCAAGAAAGCACCTGCAAAGAAGAAAGCTGCAGCACCTAAGAAAGCGCCTGCCAAAAAGAAACCCGCACCGAAAGGTAAGAAGTAATGAAAAGACAAACAAGTTTTCCACAGCCCAAGGTCACTGACAGCAAAGTAAGCATTAAAGATCAGGGCACTGTGAATTATGCAAAGGCAGAGTCTGTTGCAAACCCAGGTGCACCCAAGCCTTATGGTGCGGGCACTATGCGTGGCACAGGCGCTGCCTTGCGTGGTAAGAAGTTCTCCGGCATTTCCTAGGATACGCTCATGGCTGAACCCAAGTATCGCACGGTTAAGATACCCAAGCCGCGCTCTCGTGGCTTTCGGGGAAGAGCGGCGTTGCAACAATGGCAGCGCAGTGGTGGCCGTCAGAAGCAAATACTGAACCCAGAAACAGGCAAGTATGAAAAGGCTCTCTTTGGCGAAGCTGGCCAGAGACAGGTTCAAAAGCTTTATCCGACGAAAGAACGCGGCGAGTCGATCAAGAAGGTAGAAAAAGCCAAGGTAGAACAAGCCAAACGACAAAAAGCGGGTGCAGCTGAAGCCAAGAAGAAAGCTGCCGCTATTGCCGCAAAGCCAAAGGCCAAGTTCAAAAGAGATTCTAGAATCCTAGATTCCTTTAACGCAACGCCACTTGGTAAGTCTGGTGACGGCAAAGTCACTTTTGATGATCAAACGGGCAAGTATGTCTTAGATGCGTTTGGTGCTAAGAAGTCTTACACCGCAGACGAACTCAAGAAAGAGATTGCAAAGTCAAAAGAGCCTAAGTTCAAAGAAGACTCTAAGCTTGTAGATGCTTTTAACAAAACTCCGCTAGGAAAGTCTGGCGATGGCAAGGTCACCTTTGATCCCAACACAGGCAAGTACGTTCTTGATGCTTTTGGTGCGAAGAAGTCGTATACGGCAGATGAGTTAAACAAAGAGATTAAAGGAGCTAAGCCGCCAAAGGCTGATCCAATGCCTCAGTTGCCACCACAACCGACACCGCCTGCTCCAACGGCAGCGGATACTAAGGCGCAACTGGCTTCTATTGCTGAAAAAAGAAGAGCAGAAAGAGGTGCAAGGTCAGAACCAACCCCACCACCTGCGCCTGTTGCAAAAGACAATAAATTTAAAGAATTATTAGATAAGATAGACGCAGGAGGAGGAAAACTTGCTGATCTTCCTCCGCTTCCATCAAGACCAACGGCTCCACAGCCTGTAACTGAAATTAAAGCAGATTCACCACCGCCAACTACAGGTAGATTAACTCGTGGCCCTGGCCCAGAAGCACCTCCGCCTCCGCCTAGGGTTCGTATTACAGAGGAAGTGCCTAAGCCACCAGCCCCATCAGCTGATCTTTCTGGGTTGTCTGGGCGTGATCAGGCAGAACTTAACACTGTTTTGAAAGACTTGAAGAACAGAGTTGTTTCTCCAGACTTTAAAACACCCACACAGGCTGAGATTGCTGAAGCTGTAACTAAAGCAACTGGGGGCAGGTTCACACCTCCAACTCCAAAAGTTGCCGAGCCTCCGCCGCCAAA